CAACTCCGCCGACAATTTCTCGAAAGTTTCTCTTGAGGAAGGTCATTTCACTGACGGGGATAAACTTGGAGATTTCGCCGGCCTTGTTAGAAGCAGGGGTGAGAATCATGCCAATTGACTTGAAAAATTCACACACGGTGATCATGTTGAATTTGTCTGCGACTTCATCGTCGACGGCCGAGGCGTGGTCGTCTCCGTAGAGTCCCATAGTAACAAAGTCAGTAAAGGCAGAGTAGGGCTTGTCAGTTAGCTTGCCGAAAGCGTAGCAGAAGTAGACGAACTGGAGGAGTGAGTTCATCTCTGCTGTCACAGCAATTCCGGAAAGGAGCATACTGATGAGGAGGAGGATTGCATTGATGGTAACGTAACCCTGGCGGAAAGACTCGGAGGCAGTCTTCACGCCAAGGGCAACATCTTTTCCGAATCCCCACTGGAGGTACCATAAGAATAGGGCTTTCGCCACAACTCTGAAGGCAAAGGGCAGGTGGGAGAATTCGTAACCGGAGAAATCAAGTTCCATTCCGTTGGTGCGGGAACGGGCGTTGAGCTGGTCGTAAAAGATTTTCCATTCAATGCCGTGGGGGTTGATTCCCACTTTGAAGGGCGTGGTTGCTGTTGAGGCGTGCATGGAGCTGAGGAGCGGACCAAACAGGACTTTAAGGGCCAAGGTGAGTGCCGTGGGGCTGGCGTTCACGATGCGAGTCTTGTGCTGGTCAACTTTTTCCTTGTCTCGAAGTTCGGCCTTGAGATAGGTCTCATAAATGGCTTGAGGTGGAATACCATTCTTGAGGTCTTCAAGGATGTTGTTGGCTTCGTCAAGGATGCAGGCCCAATCAGATTCGTTGAGCTTGTCTTTTGGGCTTCTTGAGCGGGTCGTGTAAGGAAATCCGGAGGAGGTCTTCATCGAAAGGGGTTCGATTTTACCGGAAATCCCAACTTTGGCCTGTTCGAGTGTAGGCAAGCTGGTGAGATTGCATTTGGGAAGAGCGTTCAAAAGCGCATGAACGAGTGCATTCTCTTCAGAGGGAGTGATTTTGGGATCCTTCTGATTTTTGAATTTCGCACAGTTGATTTCGAGCGGCGTGGGATGCGGCCCGTGCATGTGCGACGGTGCTTTGGTGGGTTTGGGAAGTTTGGGATGTTCAAAAAGCACACTGGGCGTGTACTAGTTGGAGGTTCCGATGTGGGATTGCTCGGTGAGCTTGCCCACACAGAAGGCCTCAGGGGCCATACCGAAGGTGTGGTCTTGTTCAGCGATGAAGCTGAACAGACCATTGGCCTTGGGCGTGACAGGGTCGGGAGTTTCTTCCGAGTGGAGGAATGAGGAGTAGCTTCCTTGGCAGGAGCTGGCGCTGTGGAGGCCAATGATCTTGTTGGAATCAAG